GTTTAATGCTGATGCTACAGTTAGGGGGGCCGAGGGCAGTAATTGCTTTTGGCAGTCAGGCTCAACGGCTACAATTGCAGGTCAAAAGCTAATATGGGAGTCACCTAAGTACCCAAATACAGGCGCTTTGGCTCCATCATTTCTATATACATTAGCATCAAATGCGGCCTATCCAGTAATTGGCGATACACAGACGTTCACTCCAACATTAAATTCATTTACTGAAGTTGTCGGCGGCGGGTCAATAACACCTACAGGGCGATATACTCGGATTGGTAAGAATATTTATGTTCAGGTTAAAATTGTATGTGCAGGCGGCGCAACGATAGCAAGTGTCGCTGGAACATCGACAATAACCGGCCAGCCAGCCTGCCAATATGATGGGGCTGTTTCTGTAGTGGATACAAATTTATTAAGTTTAGGAAACGGTGTTGCAGAAAGTACATTTATATATACGCCTGTATGGTCAGCTAATGGCAATACTATTTATATCTCCGGCATGTATGAGGTTGCTTAATGACTTATCTTGAAGCAGTTAATTCAGTGTTAAGAAAGCTAAGAGAAGATGCAGTGGCTACAGTATCTGAAAACGTCATCTCACAACTTGTTGGCGATTTCATTAACGTCACGAAAAAAGAGGTTGAAGACTCTTGGAAATGGAACGCACTAAGATATACAACTATAGTAACAACTTCTAGTGGTGTGTTTAGATATATATTAACGGGATCAGGTGATAGCCCATTAATACAAGATGTATGGAATGACACGGATAATTCTAGGGTAAGAAAGACGTCAATGAGCCATTTGAATTCATTGTTTATTGATTCTAGTGTCCAAACAGGTGCGCCAAGTCTTTATGGGATAAATGGCGTGAGTACTGATGGCGACCTTCAGATTGATTTATACCCAAAGCCCGATGGGGTTTATAGTATTGATTTCAACATGGTGTTAAGCCAAGCTGATTTAAGCGCTGATAGCGATATTATTTTAGTCCCTTCCCGTGTTGTTGAGTTAGGAGCATGGGCGCTTGCTGTATCAGAGCGCGGTGAAGATGGCGGGGCATCATACAACGAGTTAGATGCTAAGTATAAAAACGCCTTATCTGACGCTATATCAATAGATGCCGCTAATCAGCACTCATCTGAAACTACATGGTGTGTTAATTGACTCGCGCATCGCCTATATCTTTACAGTCACCTGGGTCTTTAGGTTTAAACACTGAAGATCAGGATGATGTATTGGACCATAGATATGCAACAACTGCATATAACTGTGTTTTATCAAGAAATGGACGAATAGAATCAAGAGAAGGGTGGGTGGCTTTAAATAGCGCCTCTTTGCCAGGAAACCCAACGATTGATGTTGTTCATTCTTATGTAAGTGATTCAGGGACAGAGGTATTAGTTAGTGCTGGTGGAAATAAGGTATTTACTGGCGATACTGTATTAACCGATTCCACTGGATCATTGGCTGTAACTGAAGACAATTGGCAGTTTCAAAATGCTCAAGGTAATTGCTATGGTGTTCAATCATTGCATGAGCCTATATTCTGGAATGGCAGTGGTGATTTTGAATACTTAGTTGATCAGAATACTGCGTGGGCAGCAAGTACAGTTAAGGCTGCTGGAGATTTAGTTATCCCAACTACTCGAAACGGGTATTACTACGAATGCACAACAGCAAATACAACAAATGATACCGAGGGTGAGCCAGCGTGGTCAACCACTTTAGGCGGAACAACAACCGAAACAGATGGAGTTGTCTGGACTACAAGGCAGATTCCACAGTCTAATGTAGCATTAACTGCATATGGTCGCTTATGGCTATCTGATGATACAACAATCTATTACAGCGACTTATTAATACCTAGCTCATTTGATACAGGCGGCACAACAGACGTTGGAAGTGCTGGGAAGATAGATTTAAATACCGTTTGGGTTACAAGTAATGATTCAATAGTTGCGCTATCAGTACATAATAACTTCCTAATAATCTTATGTAAAAAGTCAGTAATTGTTTATAGCGGCATTGATAATATAACTAATCTAGCCTTAAGTGAGGTTATTGAAAATATTGGATGCATGGCAAGAGATACAGTTCAGAGTATAGGTCAGGATTTATTATGGCTATCTGAAGAAGGTGTTAGAAGCCTAGGAAGGACTATACTTCAGAATAATATGCCTTTATCGACTATATCCGAAAAGGTTAGGTCTAGCATTGTTAGTGACTCTTCATCTTATGATGATTTATCGGATGTAAGAAGTGCTTATAATGAAAGAAAAGGCATGTATATAATAACGATGCCAAAGAATGGACTCGTTTATGTTTTCGATGTAAGGCTAATTTCAAAACAAGTAATACGTCCTTTTATATGGAATTCGATAAACCCATATGGAGCAGTAACAAGAAGGAATGGAGACCTTATATTTGGAATGAAGTCCGGTAAATTAGGGAGGTATTCTGGTTATTTGGATAATGGATTAACTTACTTAATGGATTATAAGTCTGGATGGATAGACCCGGGAAGTAATGGAATGGAGTTGATATGGAAGAATATGAGATTCTACATATACAGCAGTTATTCTTTGAATGTCGCAGGGACTTGGGATTATGATTTTCAAACAACAGAAAGCTCTCAAGCAAAATCATTAGTGCCTTTAGCTGGTAGTGTATCCGAATACAATATTGCTGAATACGGTGTTGACGAATATGGATATGGCGAATCTACAGTTGAAGTTAATTTCAATTTAACGGGTACTGGCGAGCTAATAAAAATAGGCTTTGAAGCCAAAATAAACAATGGTAAAGTAGGTGTTAATAAAGTGACCTTAAAAGCCAAAAGAGGACGAATAAACTAATGTCTGACTATTCAAAAACCACAAACTTTACGGCTAAGGATTCGCTTGCTACAGGTGATGCTAATAAAGTCATTAAAGGCTCTGAGCATGATACTGAATACAGCAATATATCGACTGCTGTCGGCACAAAGTCAAATAAAGTATCTTCCGCCACAAATAACAATCTATTAACAATGGATGCTAATGGTGATCTTAAAGATTCGACTATAGCGACTAATGGGTCTGGAACGATAACGGCGACTTTGACAGGAAACGTAACTGGCAATTTAACCGGCAATGTAACTGGTAATGTAACTGGTGATTTAACAGGACTTGCCTCTACCGCAACTAAGCTTGTTGATACAAATGCTGCTGATGCCTTAACGGTCGTCACAACGGCAAGCGCCGCTAATAATGTAAGGGTTACTAATGCAGCTACAGGTAATGCGGCTTCAGTCAGTGTTACTGAAACTAATTCAGATCTTGACTTAACAAGAAATGGAACTGGCGAAATCACTGTAGATGCAACACCCATTTACGGCATGGTTATCCTAGATACTCCTGTGTCATTAGCTACCGACACATCGACAACAGCAACTGGCAACACTCCCGTTGATCTATCAGCGCATGGATCGATAACTGGAACAGCGGTAAAAGCGATTTTAAACGTATATGTAGATCAATTGAGCGGCGGCTCAACAGGGGCGTCTGAAATTGTTGTCGGAGAAGGTGGAGAGACATTAACGACATTTGTTCATAGGGCGGTTTATGCTAACGCTCCAACAATAACGTCGAATGACTCTAACTCAAATCAAATTACAGTTAATCTTGCTTCTGGTGAGATATTTGACTACGCAATCTTGCAAACAGGCACAGCTCCTACATCACGAACGGTCAGAATTTACCTAGCGGGATATTATGTATGATTACTTTAAATAAACTATTAACATTTATCCTTAAGCCTTTTAATGAGCTTCATGTTATTGGCGCTATAGGCGGTGGCTTAATGGCTGCTGGAGCTATAGGCTCTGCAATTATAGGCAGTAAGGCGGCTAAGGACGCAGCTAGAGCTTCTAGATTCGCTCCGGTTGGAATAGAAACAGGTCAAGGGACAGTTAGTTTTGAAGATGGTCAGTTCAGAACGCAATTATCCCCTGAGCAACAGCAATTAAGAAATCAATTATGGGGATTAGGCCAGCAAGGTTTACAGGACTTTCAAACCTTTGATCCAGCACAAGCAGGCGGCATATTTACTCAGCAATTAACTGATCTTGCAGCGCCTCAAGAGCAGCAAGCAATGCTTAATTTAGAGAATAGAAATTTCGCCAAAGGACTGACGGGCGCTACTGCTGGACAAATGAATACGCAGGCATTATTTAATGCGCAGGCAACGGCTCAGCAGCAAAGAGAATTAACAGGCCTTACAATGGGTCAGCAGCAGCAAGAAAGATTGTTCCAAAACGCATTAGGTGCATTTGGTGGCGCTCAGACTATAGATCAGTCTTTGTCTAATCAGTTACAACAAGCAATCTCAGCTAGTGGCGCTCAAACATCTGCTAATACAAATGCAGCGCAATTTAATTTCCAAGCAGGTCAGAATAACGCTGATGCTTTAGCTGGATTCTTTGGTAACTTAGGTCAAAGCTATTCGCAATATTCACAGCCGCAACAGCAGAATGTCGGTTTATTTACTAATCTACCTCAAAATGTTGACCCGAGATTCCTGCAAGAGCAGCAGTTTAATTTTCAGGGGAACGTGTAATGCCATTATTTAATATGCCATCCCCTGAGCAAGTAAGAACATCTGCTAGACAGGGTTTATTCCAAAGAGCACAACAGGCAGCAGCAACGCCTAGAGGCCGTGGATTCGTTCAACTAGCTAGTCAGGCAGGTGGATTATTTGGTGAGGCCATAGGCGAAGCTACAGGCGGTAAATTGCCTGGGCAAGAAAAGGCTGAGAAGTTTCAGGCTGTTCAAGCTCAAATAACTCAAGAGTTTCAGGGCCAGAAGTTAGAAGATCCGCAAATTCAAATGCAGATGATGGGTAAAACTGCTCAATTATTGGGTCAGGCTGGATTTACTAATGAGTCTGCTCAAGCTATGCAGTTTGCTAATGAGATTAGAGCATCTATTAAGGCGCCTAAAACTGTTGATAAGTTTGAAGAGATATTTGGGGCCGATGGAAAGCCTATTGCACAAAAGAATTTATCAACTAATAAAATTGTAGCGCATCCTAACGCTGCTAAAGACCCAGATACGGTCATTAATAACAATCTTGGCGATCAAGATGAGTTTGCTAAGTCTCTATCAAGACAGATCGGTGCTGATATAGCAGAACAAAGAATTATTGCTACAACAGCAAGCAAGGCTCTTAATCAGTCAAATGACGCCATTGATTTACTAAACTCAGGCGTTATTACTGGAACAGGCGCTGAGTTCATTAAAAATACTGGAAAATTAATTAATCGAATAGGGTTTAGTGCTTTTGAAGATGATGTTAAAAATACAGAAGCATTTATGGCTAATATGGGCAATGCTACTCTAGCTATCTTAGGTAGTGGCGCTCTTGGTGCAGGTACTGGCATTTCAGATAATGATAGAAAGTTTGCAAAGCAGATTGCTGGTGGAGAAATCTCATTATCAGAGAAGGCTATAAGAAGGATATTATCACTTAATCAAAAAGTAAACTTAAATACAATTAATAGGTTTAATGATGATTTAAGCAAGATTCCTAGAGGGTCGATGCCATTTGATCTTAGGATAGATGCTCCTAAATTCAAAAGCCCATTAAAGAAACTGCCAACTCCTTTAACAGAAGATGACTATAATAATCTTAAGAGTGGGGCAGAGTATATAGACCCTGATGATGGCAAGAAATACAGGAAACCATAATGGCTAAATTTGGCGGGACATTAGTAGAAGACAATACCAATGGTGGAAGATTTGGTGGTATTGCTGTTGAAGTTGATGAAAAGCAAGAGTCAGAATCATTTTCTACAAGACAGAAGGGTATTGCAGTTAAGGGCCTTGAAAAAAGCGCAGGCCAGATTGGTAAACACCAGTTAGGTGAAATATCAACACCTGAGTTAGCTGGAGACTTGCTAGGCAATGCAGCAAGTTATTATCTTGATACTGTTGGCAATGCCATTGTTACAGGGATAAAAGGGATTGCTAAAAACACTCCTAATTTATTAAAGGATGCAGTAGTAGAGAGCACTAAGACATTTGTAAATGCAATACCATCTGAGATAAGGACTTCATTATCAGAGAAAGGCGCAAATATATTAGAATTTGGTGGGGATGCGGTAGATTTCTATAAGGAATTAGAGAAAGATAACCCAAGAGCAATGCAGCAAGTAGAAAACGTAGCTAATACGCTAATGGCGGCTTATCCTGCTGGAAAAGGCAATCCTGTTGCACAGCCTACTATTATTGGCAGAGCTGGAAGCGACTTAGTTAAGCGATCTAAGCAATTAAGCGCAGCAGATAGACGAAGAAGCATTATAAAGCTTATTAGACCAAAGACTTCAGCTAATACAAAGGAAGGCTCTAAAGAAAGCTTAAGGACTATAGATGTAGGTGGATTAAGGACAAAAGAGATTATTGCTTCTGCTGAAGAAAAGATAATTGCTAAGGCTGTAAATAAAGTGCCTGGAATAAATCCTTCGGCAAACTTCACAAGAAATCAGAATAAAATTGTAGCGCATAAAGACGCTTTAATAAAAGAGCTTGATGACGGACTTAAAGCATTACCGGCTTCAGAGAAGGATTTAATAAAAGAGGCGTCTGAGTCTATTGATTCTGCTGTTTCAAAGATGCTAAACGAGAAGATATTCCTAAAAGAAGGAAGTAAAGATGTAAAAGAAATAGTTACGGCTGCTAACAAGATATTGGCTAATACTGATAATTCAGCTCATGGAATATGGAAGGCAAGAATAGAATTAGATAGGCTTGTAAAAGAAGCAAAAGGATCATTTCCAGACAAAGCTGGAATGTTTGACTCTGCAAATAGATCCATTAGAGGCGCATTAAATGAAGTGGTTGTTAAGAATTCAAAAGGGGTTAAAACACAGAGATTATTAGATTCATCATCTAACCTATTCAAAGCAATTGATAATATAGCCCCTAAAGCAAAAGCCGAAGCAACTAACATGATTATGAGGCAGGTTCATAATCTAACAGAGGTTCTTGGGGCAAGAAGTAAAATACTAGGTATAGCAGCCATTGGGCTTGGAACAACTCAACTTGCCGCATCTCAAGCGGTTGCTGGCCCTATCGGCGCTGGAATATCTTTATATCTTGGCGCAAAAGGTATTAATTCCGCATGGAAAACCCCTGCCTTCAAAAAAGGTCTAGGTGAGCTATTAAAGGCAACAGACGAAGGACTGAGAATTGCCACATCATCTCAAATGAGGAAACAGCTTCGTGTGGATAGAGCGGCTATTGTTGAATTGCTTGAAAATATTGATTTCGAAAGCCCAGAAGAAAAAGCAGATCCAGCTCCAGAAGCTAAAAAGCCATCCAACCCTAATGTTAATAAATTTATCGAGTCTAGACCACAAGAGCCTGAAGACGTTCAAATATCAGTACCTCTAACGGACGCAGATGGTACTCCAGGTATGGCAACAGGAATAAACGGTAGTGACATGGTATCTGATATTAAGTCTCGTCAGGACTCTCTCATTGCGTTAAGGGCTGCATTAGGATGAAAGTAAATAAAACTAAGTTAAAAGCAGTTGCGGATAAAAAAGGCTTCAATGTTAAGTTTGATGAGAAGAAAGAAGAAATCATCATTAAGCCTAAAGATAAGTCAGATGATTTATTGGCTAAATTTAGTGAATTGCTTCAGCAGAACCAATCATTGATAGAATCAATCAATAAGCCTGATACGATAGAGAAAGTTGATCTAAAGCCGTTATTAAATCAATTTAAGCATTTAATTTCCCAGAATAACGCTATCCTTAGTAAGATGAATGAAAAGCCGTTATTTGATGAGATTGAAGAAGTGGTTGTTGAGCCTTCCTTGCCGAAGGAATGGGAGGCTTATGTTATGAGAGATGACAATGGCTTTATTAATAGGTTTACTCTAAAAGAGATAATAGATGTCGAATATTAAGGTTCAACCTGCCACACATTCAGGTGCGGTAGATACAGCTACAGATGAAATCAATTCGATACACTACCCGATCTATAAGGTGGCTTATGGCGCTTTAGGTGTTCAAACGCCTGTAGATTCCACTAATCCATTGCCTGTTGTTACCGATAAAACTGCAAATCAGCCTATTTCATTTCCAACAGATTCAGTTAACTTTGATGCTTTTGGTCGTCTTAGGACTTCGGGAACAGGTCAACGACTAGATATTGAGTTTATTTATAATAAACAAGATGACTTGGTGGATGAGTCCACTAGTAATGGCACGGTCACATTCAATGGCAATTCAAGAGATTTAACCTTAAGCCTTTCAGATGCTGTTGATGCGTCTCACGCAACTATGCGCAGCCATCCTGCGCCTTATACTCCTGGTAATAGTCAATTAATCGACATTACAGGTGTGCTAGACCTTGCGGCTATTGGTAGCGGCACTGCTGAATGCTTTTTAAGATCGAGTGTAACCGGTAGCGTTGTTGAGACTACAGTTGAGCAGTCAGCATGGGACAGCAATACTACTGGTGTTGATTGGACTGATTCGCACATTTTTAGCATGGATTTCCAAAGTTTAAAAGTTGGACGCATACGCTTTTGCTTAGTTCAGGACGGCTTATGTGTACTACTAACATCCATTAATAATGATAACGTAAGAAATACAGGTTACTGGCAGATGCCAATGGGTGGCGCGTATTGGCGAATATACAACACTGCTACAGACACCTATATGGAGATGGGATACGGCGACGAAGCTAACGCTATTGGTTTAAGGTATAAGATAACAGCTAACGCAAGCGCAACAATGAAAGCTATCTGTTGTACTGCCAAGAGTGAAGGCGGGTTAGATTTATTAGAAATGCCGGGATTTCCTCGCTCGGCTGACAATCATGTAACGGTAGTTACCGCGAGCACAACTTTAATCCCCCTAATATCTATACGTCCGAAAACAACATACCAAGGCTACGCGAATCTGGGACTAAGCTTGCCTAAAACGTTTTCAATAACAGCAACGAATCCCATAAAATTAGTTATTATTCATGACGCTGTATTAACAGGGGAAAGCTGGGGCAATGTAGATACAGCGGATAGCATGATGGAGTTTGATGTAGCAGCAACAGCCGTTGCTAACGGTCATGAGATTTATTCAGACTATATAGCGACAGAGCGTAAAAACACCTCAGCTTCTAAGCAGGGGTTATTGGGTAAATCTGTATTATGGAATAAAATTGGCTCGCCAACTGGCGTATTAACAATAGCGGCGATTAGAACGGGAACCTCAGATGCTGATTGCTTGGCGTCTATTCAGTGGGAAGAAATAAGATAATGGCGAAGCAGTCAATAAACTTAGGCTCTAGTCCAAACGATGGTGCAGGCGATACTATTCGTGATTCATTTGATATTTGTAATGATAATGCAGATGAATTGTACGGCTCTCATACAGTTGATGCTGGAGCTACGATAACTTACACGGATAATATTGATTATATATCAGGCGACACTTCTGCCAATACGAATGGTCACTTATCTGTTGATTGCGCAAATGGATTGAATTCAACAAATGGAATTAAGTTAAAAGACAACGGAACAACAAGATTGAGTGTGGGCGTAGATGAGGCTGCGGGGCCTGTTTACGACACCGTTATAACGGGAACGACAGATGGTTTCTTGGGTGGGGCATTTAGTAGCCTTGTATTCGATAATATTGGCAGCAGTGGTGATGTGACGTTTGACTATGCCGCTAATGGCACGCTAGCAATGACATTTCAAGGATTCTTAGCTTCTACTACAGTATTTGCATTAAAGGTTAATAGCTCTGCTGTTGGCTTATACGTTACTTACATTGATGCAACGACAGTTAGAGTGAATCAGAGCGCTAATAATTCTGCGCAAGGAATGGAGATTGGCTTTGCTAATGCTAAACTGGGCTTTTATGCAACAACGCCTGTTGTTCAGCCGGTGGCTAATGCGGATACGTCTGGTGCTACACTTGGGCAACTAGAGACAGAAGTTAACGAACTTAAACAAATTCTTAGGGATTTAGGATTAATGGCTCCATAATGGCTTATAACTTACAAGCAGGAACAGCAGTCGATGTGACACTTTCATTTGATGCCGCTTTACGTCCGTATTTTGAAGTTTTGTATGCGGATAAAGCAGAAGATGGAGAGAACCGTAAAGACTTTCTTGAGCGTTTAATAAAGCAGCAAATAATGGGTTATTACGTCAGTAAAGTGCATAAGGATGAAAGAGCTAAAATAATAACGGATCTAGTTGATGTGGTATGACAACAGCAGATGCTAGTTATCTATATGCTGACAGTTCTTGTATTACAGCAGATGGGGCAAATAACTGTCTTTTAGATTCGTATTATGAAGATGGTCCAATGGGACTTGGTTACCTTCTGTTATTTCAGAATGAAGTTGGGAAGTCTGGAACAGGAGATGGATCAGGGAAAAGATTAAATAGAAGAAAGCAGTTAATTTTGCAGCAAGACCAAGAAGTGCTAGAGTTCATACAGATATTGGTTTCGAGTAGAATATTATGAGTTATCGTGAAGCAATGAATGATTTTAGAGAGTCCGTAGATTCTAATTTATTGGGTGTCGATGAAGTATCAAACCTCATTGATATGAGAGACTCGTCCTCTGGTGATATGGTAGAAAGAACAAAACGAGCTATTGATCTACGCTTAGAGCAGTTGGATCAAGAGTTATATGATGTAAACAAACAAATTAAGAACGGGAGAGAGTAATGGTTACTAAGTACAAAGACAGTGGTAACGCTAGGACCGCTGTAACAGATGACGCGGATCATAGTTACGAGCAAGGCTTAGGTGCTGGCGAGCGAAATGTCGATAGTGCTACTGATGGTTATCAAGTAACACGGAATGAATGTAACGTCACTGTATGTGATGGTACATCTAGTGTTGCTATTGGCGCAGGATCAGCTAGTGATACGCATTTATTAGGCGTTACGATATTAGCGGCCGCAACACCAGTCACAGCGACTATAGCGGGGTTCACCAAAAAGAACAACGCAGGCACAGAAGCGGCTGCTAGTATTGTCTTAACTGGTGAAGATGCAGATGAAGCGGGTGCAACGGATCGTTTCTTTGACTTCAAGGGTGCTATTAATGACCAAGCGGGCTTGACGGTCACAGCGAGCGCTGATGAGGCCGTGATAGTTTTCTGGAAAGCCAAGTAATGCGTAGATTAATAATACCTCAGTCTGGCGCTCTACTATTAGAGGACAACTTTAATGGTGCGGATAACGATACATTGGAAGGCAGAACGCCTGATACTGTTAATGTTCAGGGTGCGCAATGGGAAAAGGTCAACAATCTTGATCTGACTATTATTTCTAATAACCTTGAGACTGAGGGGTTCACGGATGATGATAACGACTACAAAGAAAATGACCATTTAATAGAAGTTGGCACGAATAATGTCACTATAGAATCTATTATGGATTGCAATAAGTCCGGTTCAGAGATTGTATTTCAGTCGTTAATTATTCGTGGTATTGATGCTCAAAACCACTATGCGGTGCAGTTAAATTATATTGGCAATATTATTAGTGCGGTTGTTTTAAAAGAGACTGTAAATGATATTGCTGCTGAAAAGGGCGGGGGATATGCCCCATCGCCAGCGCATGATGGTTCAGCGGTTACGCTAAAAGCGGTTGATGATGGATCAAATATTACTGTTTATTATAATGGTGAATCAGTCTTTTCATTTGCTACAACTATCTTTAATAATTCAACCAAAGTTGGCATTAAAGGAAACGATTTTAATGATCAAATTTGGCAAAACTTCAAGGTGTGGAAATCATGAGCAGAGTAGCGGCGACAAACAGGGTTTTATTGTATCAATCAGGCTCTACATTATTTGAAGACACGTTTGAAGATGCTGATTCGACAGCATTAGCGAGTCACACACCTACTGGTGCAGCGGTTAATCAAGCGGCTTGGGCTACCTATGGTGATCAGGATTTAATCATATCAAGTAATAAGGCCGATTCGTCTAATGTGGTTGGTGATAGCATAAATCTTATAAACGTTCAAAACGAAGATGTAACTCTTGATTGTGTTTGCACTAATGCTTCACATGACTTCAACATCTCAATGGATATTATCGTAAGAGCTGTGAATAAAGATAACTATGTTGCCATTCGCATTACGCAGGCCTTCGGCTTTAATGTTTTTTCTGTGAATATTGGCGAAGTAGTAAACGGTAATTACACAGGCAAAGAAGTTATTGTGTCTGACGGCGCATTGATTGATTCACAGGTGACGTTGCACGTAGTTTGTTCAGGCGCAAGCGTTATAGCTACCGCCACTATTGCGGGTACTGATTATACGGCTACGCATACGTCTACAGTTTTATCAAATGGTACTCAAGTCGGTATTTCATGCGCCGATCCAGACCAAACAGTTGACTCAATGACGGTTACTAAGACGTGATATCTCAATCTATAGAGCTAATTATTAGGCATGAAGCCAAAAGAAACAAGATGTATAAAGACTCTCTTGGTATCTGGTCAATTGGCATAGGGCGTAATTTAGAGCGCGGTGTATCTGATGACGTTGTAGAACTAATGTTTGACGAAGACATGAGATCGGTATACAGGGATTGTAGAACTTTTGAATGGTATAAAAGCCTAAACGGTGCAAGACAGGCTGTAATTGAGAATATGATCTTTAACATGGGACTAAGGACATTCTCAGGCTTTAAGAAAACGATTAAATTAATATCAGATGGCGACTTTGGAGAAGCATCAAAAGAAATGCTCAGAAGTCGTTGGAGCGAACAGGTAGGCCGTAGATCTATTGAACTGGCTAACATGATGCGCTCCGGTGAATTCCAATAACAAATTCCAGATACTGGATGTGAAGTATGAGCGACATAGAAGCAGTAACTAATCTAGCAGCTGACCCATTTACCCTGTTCGCGGGGGCGATATTGTTTACAGCAGCAACGGCGTTTGTTAAAGAGCTAAAGAAACCAAAAGGCAAAGATAATGATAAATCAAGAAATACAGAGTCACTTATATACATGTCAGACTCGATTATTGAGATCAACTCGGTTATTAAAGATGTCGTCAAATTACTCGCAACAATCACGGCTCAAAATAATGATTCTGATGAGTGTGAAGAGACTATTAAAAGAGAACTGGAGGACCTTTCTAGTGTGGTTAACAATCTTGTCCGCATGCACTATGATGAGAACTCTGTTTTTGCTACCGTAAAAATACACGGCAGACTTGATCATATGTTTAACGAATTAAACGAAATAAGAGTTAGCCTGGCGAAGCTATGAATAGATTCAGCTCAAGAAAGTTCATAATCACATCCTCTGTAGTCCTGCTTACGTTTGCTCTAGCTTATTTAGGGAAGATGACAGGTGATGTCGGAATAGTATTTGCTGCCTGCATAGGGGCGTACAATTGGGCTAATATAAATGAAAGCTGATTTAGTATTAGCCGGTTCAATAATCATAGTGATTATGATCATCATGTGGTCTTTGTGACGCTAAAAGATAATCCTGTTCTAGTATCGCTATTTACTGTAATACTTTTTATTGCTACTTTATTAATTGGCGGCATATCTGGATGGTTTATTAGGGCGGCGTTAGAATCGAAAGCTGAATTATCTGTAGTTGTTGATGACGGTGTTTTTACAGAGCGATTACTCAAGGTGCTAACCCCTGATTGGATTCAAATCTACAATAAAAAGCAGGATAAGTTCTATGAAGACCATAAAGATATTCCAGACTGCCTGTCTAAGCCTCTGCCTAAGTATTATTATGATAATGACTATGGGTTGCAGTCCAACAGGAAATAAGCGAGGTGACTCCCTGCTAGACGGGGTTGAGCTACCAACTATTAATCCCAAATATACCTGTGACGATCTTTACCAATGGCGACAACAAATATTAATGATTTATAAAAAGCAGTTAGACGCCAAAGAAAAGCAGCTTAAGCGGCATCAATAATAATCATTATTATAGATATCATAAAGCCAAATGTTAGCGCCCAAAAAAAGAACGCTCCTATTAAGAAAATCAGTATTTCATCATTATCTTTTTCATTTATTTACCTTTATTTGAACTATATCATCTACCTTTGTTGTCTGTGTTGCTAATTTTATACAAGCCTTATAACTGGCTTAATCTTTCTACCTGAAGGCATATCAATCCACTCTGAATCAAGGCTCTCTGCCAGCCTACAGGCAATCGTAAATACGCCTTTCTTTGGGTTAATTGGCCGCACTACTTGACGGTATCTTTTCCCTTTCCAATAAAACTCAACTTTATAGCTAATGTCTTTTAGCCTCATTTGCTGCCTGAAACATCATAAACCCACTCAAGCCATTTATCCCCATGACAATTAGAAAATCCTTCGGCTTTGACGCGTAAAACATTTTCTACTGCTTTGCATGGATTCTGACTTTCATTGTAATTAATATTACGCTCCCATGATTCCATCATAATAGGGACTTGTAACACTTGATTTATATACTCAGGTTGAGGCAGCTGCTTTAGAGTTTCAATTATGTTTTTCACTCTGTATTCCATCTATCTCCCCTCTATTGCGATCTTTGCGTTTAAAATAGCATCCCTTATACCTTCTGCTGTTGGATCTTCAAGCCAGTCAATTTCATGTAAAGCATTTTTAGCACACGCCTCTCGTTGCTCCTTAAGCAGCGCTTCAACTTCTGATTTCGAATATATCTTACTTTGATCAAATGCGGCATAATTTTCTCTCAATTCTATTTTCTGCTTAATGTTTATTTCCTCCATGTAATCAAGCGCTTTTTGATGGAACTCTATAAACTCGTTTGTCTCCTGCGTTACTGTGCTGGTTTTTGTGTATTCAGGTTCGCCTTCAGGTATGGCTTGCCAGCAACCTCCGATTTCATCGCCTTCAAGATTATGGGCGATACCTGCATAAATCTTATCCGGTAGGTTACTCATAATAGATTTCAACTCATTGTAGAGTTCAGGGTCTTCTTTCACCTCTTCTAAAATATCACTGATCTTTGCAGTGCTTTCGTTTATGCCATCGATTGTTTTATAGGCATCACTCATATCCTCTCTCCTCTTATTCATTGTTAAGTACCCCATTGATCTGCCATTGCATCAGCAATGCCTTGCGGGGTGGTGCTTCTGATTTTCCATCTATCCTTAGATGGTGGCAATTTGTTTTGACCGGAGTCAGTTTGATTTCCCCATCGTTTTTTTCCGTCAACTATTCGTGGCTCAATCATATCGGTAGCCACTAGCTCGGGTAAATTCTTAAGCCATAAGCCTGTTTTCTTGCTGGCATCTTCACCAAACCAGTATTGCTGTATGTATTGAGGCTTAGGCATCATAAACAGGAACTTATTAATAATACCCACTGGGTTTTCAATACAAATTTTATTAATAGGCAACGCATACAGTTTTTCAACAAATCGTAAAGCATCACTTCTTGCCTGTCTGCGTTCTTCACCAATTAGCGTGGTAGGTTTCATCTTACGTGGTTTACCATTGATCATAGGTACATCATCATATGCCCATTCAGCAGCACCAGTTATATATGTACAAGGTGGGTGAGCTATCATTAAATCCCAACCATCATCAATAATATCAAACACATCACCTTGGTAATGTGGTCCTGGTCGATCTGATGGTAATAAATCGCAGCTCATGGCCTCATGGCCTAATTTTAAAAACGCATCCCTTACTCTTCCACTATATTCGCAAGCTATTAATACTTTCATCTCTCACCTCTTATCAGTGCCCATATGGTTGTATTAGCGATTCTAGCTCCGCTAATTCGCGTTTATTTATTACTTGCTCAGCAAGTAATTTTTTCATAGTGTATTTGTTGAGTGATATTTTATTTCGCAGATGCATTTGCTCTCGCTTTAATTTTTCAGCAATTCTCGCATGGACTTCTTTTTTTATATTCATACCTACTCCAATCACATTAATGGTTAAACCAAGCTTTCAGCAGGTGGCACAAATTGATAACTCGGCTCTTTAACTTTCTTAACCGTCTTTTTCTGCCCATCATTCCGACACTTCATACAAGTCTTACGTGTTTCTGAAAACTCACTCCAGCTCTTTTCTATCCCACACTTCGCGCAGACCTTCTTCTTCAGAAATGCAAAAGACTTCAAAGCTCTATTAACTGGTGACACGTCTGAAAACTGATACAAAGTATATCTATCACCGCCTATAGCCTCGATATCCTGATGCTTTAACAGCCAGGTAATAGCATTGTTAACATCATGCTGAGCTATCCCATCAGGACTTAAAGCTAGTAATAATGTTTGTGATGTAAAAACCTCTCTTTTGCGTGCAAAGTCCAAAACTATCTGCTTCTTAGTTATCTTTTTATACTTTCTATTAGCTGGATAATTCATAGCATCCCTTACTTAATTGATAGTCTAAAGCCTGTTTCTAAATGAGCGCCTTTAACAGTCTCGCCATTATCAATCGCTAACTTAATAGCCTTCTTATCTGGCGCATCAGTTACTCTACGAATAAGAAAGTCATCAGGAATATCGCCATCAATAATCACCTTTGCTGGAGTCTTAGCAGTCTTAATAACTAATTCAGGTGAGCTTATTTCTGTAATGTCGTTTAAGAGCATATTCTCCAATAGATAAGCCTTCATACCATCTATCTTATTTTGAATAACCTTAGCTCTGTCAGCCATCTTAGCAGCCGCTTCCTTAACGGCTTTCTGTTCAGCCTCGATGTTGGCAATATAAAAGGCAACCGATTGGCACTTGACCTGGAGATCGTCCTTCTTTTCTGCGAGTGTGTCCTTAATGGTTTCTTCATCAAATCCTATTCGCTCCAATTCGCTGAAGACATTTTTATAATCGTTTGAGATTTCGTATAAATTCATTTTGTTTCCCCTTAAAGTCGCGGCACACGAACTACGCTATTAATCCGTGTGCCGCTATGATTACTCGCATACAGAGAATAGCGAGTAGTTCAATTTAAAAATCAATTTCGTCGTCAAACCCATCGGCTGCTGGGGCGGGACTATGTGCATTAACCGCTTTAGGCTTTGGATCACCTGCAAAACCGATGTAACCTAATTTCGCATCATTTAACTCAATAGTTAATAAGACACCATTAGCGCCATCGTAAGAATCGATCTTTTCTGATGCGCCTGATAACTCAACTATTGCTCCTTCTGTCAATGCAGAGCGATAGAACTCAGCTTGTGGCCCTGCTTTAGCAAACACAGCTGCTGAATAGTTTGTCCATTCTTTCCCTTTTGTTTTTCTATCGTAATACTGAACGCCAAGACGTATCCCAAATCCAATGGATTCACCGGCCTGAAATTCATTAGCGTCTTTGTTTAATTTTCCGGTTATAACAGTAGTCATTATTTATACCTTTAGTTTCTTTTTAAGAGCGTTCCTTGCCCCCTCAAATTGAGAGGCCTTTAAATCACTTAACATAGAAATCTTTAAGTAATCTAAAAACATATCCTTATCTGACTGAGTTAAATCAATCAGAGCGTTTAATTCGTTAATCTGTTCAGTGGTTATTAACTCGACTACTAGCCCATCCTGATCCGGCAAGTCTTCACCACGATAGATGTACAACCCTAATCCATGAAGGCTGATAGCCTTTGCTAGACATCTTTGAATAGACGTGTTGACTTGGAATGAATCAGGTTCTTTAATAGACTTGTTTCTATTATCCAAAACAGGATGCACCTGGGTTCTCGTGACGCCATCTATAGTAAGACTCACAGTGACAAAGCAGCCAGCAGGAGTAGACACATAAGGCCATCCTTGGTCGTTCTCTATAACAACCCATGTAGCGTCAGGGCAATGCTTTAGCAAAACATCTACAGCAGCCGCCCATGACAGATATGAAAATTTGCCCTTCTTCTTGGTAAATTCTCTAACATCTGTTTTTGATAAAACTTCATATGTATTCATATCATTCTCTTAAATTAGGTGCATGGGTATTAAGGGATGCTTACCGCCATGCCGGTAAGTTTAAGAGGGCTGTCCAGAAGGACTAGACTTCTCCCTTATTAAAAAGGTGATGGATCTCTATCTTCCATTCGTGCGTTATATTCCTGATCAGATTTATCGCAATCCATTTCTTCCTGAGTCATTTGATGCTCAAGTCCTTCTTCAGCTCGAATATCAAGAAAATCTATATATTCTTGTGGAAGCTCAGGGCCGTACCCCATCCACTCAAGCAAGGATTCCGGTGTTGCTTTATCTAAATAATCATCTTTGTTTCTTTTAGCATGAAGCCAAAAGAAACAATTTGCTCCATGTTTATTCATGTTAGCTTTAATCATATCTCTCAGCTCAACGTATCTCTTAAAATCAAGATCATCAGGAAAGAAAGGGTCACCATTTTTAACGTAATCATTATAAAATTCTAAATCAGTCTCTTCTTTTGTAGGAAGCCTTCTGTCAATACATCCGTAATAAGTCATGAGTCACTCCCTATAGAAAGAAGCTCTTGTTTCTTTTGATTAAGATTATTTAATCTGACTTGACTATTAGCTCTTTCTTTTTGAATCTGATTGTCGATTTCTTCAATCTGAAGATTAAGCACGTCTAGATCAGGAAGCATTTTAAATTCTACTTCCATTG